ATAACAAGAGAGTCCTCAACCATTCTTAACTGGTTAAGAGACTTAATTGCTTTATGTAAATATGATAATACTGTTTGTTTATTACGATCTACTAAACCAGATGTACAATATGTAATTGCATCTTTTGCAATTTTAATTGTCTTACTATTACCTCTTACAGGCATATATCCTGCTTGCTTAGACGCAGCACTAGGATCGTACAAATAATACTCTTCTATTTTTGGTGTTTCATACTGAGTTAAATCAGTTTGTTTATCTGTAACAATCGGTGATTCATAATTAGGTCCAAGTCTTTCTTGTTTTCTAATTAATCTAATCTTTAACGGGTCGATATATCTTACTTCTTGAATACCTTCTGATGGATTTTTTAAATCTATAACCTTATGATAATATACTCTACCATCGATATACCATGTTCTGAAAATTTCATGGCATTTTTTATCAAATCCTAAAAGTTTTTTAATATGTTTAAACTCTTCTCTTATATGTTCTTTCAACTTATCTGAAGCATTTAAATTAGATAACTCAACTTCTACAGGAGAATCATCTAAATCTGATACAATTGCTTCGTTTACGATATCTTCAATTGCACTATCACACTCTGGGTGTAAGCACATTTCTCTATATCTACGCACTAAGTCTTGCTCATTCTTATATACTCCTTCGATATCTACGTATTGACCGTAGAAACCACTAGAGATATAAAAATCAGACTTATCTTCCTCACTAGAAGGAATCGGAGAGACGACAGACTTTGATTTGTCCTCTCTCTCGACCTTTGGTAGTTTGAATCCAAATAACTTATTGTTAGTTGCCATGAATATAGAGTTTTGAAAATATTATCTTTACTATTTAGACACCCGTACCAACCTGTGTTTGAGCAAGAGGATCCATAGTGTCATACCATTGATATGCCATCTCAACTGTAAACTCTTCGATTGCATCTCCAGTTGCATAATCTAATCCAATTTCACTTATGTTTACTGGATATGAACCATAGAACTGATACATTTTGAGAACAGGAACATTTGGATCGCTAGTAGGAACAGGTCCACCGACTCCAGATCTTCCCAATTGACGAACAATCATTGGTTGTTGATAATCTGCAGGATTTACAATACCAGCATTATCTTCATGCTTGTTGATTAAGTTACTCCATCTTTCAAATGCAGTTCTGATATCAAAGTCAATATCATTGATGACTGTGATTGTCCAGTTTGCATATGTTCTTGTTCCAGCAATCTTTAATTGTCTTCCTCTAAAAGGAACATCAATTTGTGTTAGTGTAGATGCAGGTAACTGTGCTGCTTTAACTAAAAATCTTACTTTATCAGAAAGTGCATCCTTACTAGTTGTAGATGGAACTGCATCATCTGGAAAATACATCTCGCACTCAAATAAATTAGGGCGAGCACCACCACCAACCATTCTACCCTTGAATGCGTCAAGGGTACGATCTTTAGTTGCAGGAATGTTTAGGTTTGCCATTAACTTTTTCCTCTATTTAAAATTAAACGTTTCCAACGACTTCTTCAAAACTTACTCCTGTGCGTGTAGCAACAAATGTAAGTCCGATAAAGTTGATTGATCTGACTGGTTTGATAAAGATATCTGCTCTAAATTGATTAGAATCGATAATGTCAGGAGTGTTGTTAGTTTCATCACAGACAACCACGAAATCTGTAATACCTCTCTTCGCTTTAACATCACGAAGGAAAGGTTCAACGATATTTAAGAAATTAGATCTTGTAATAACATCATTGAATTCAAAGAGTTGTGCTCTCGCTGCTCTTTCAATTGTTGCTTCGACTGTTAAGAATAAACGACGAACATTGATTCTGTCGAATGCTGATTGTACTCCAAGTCCAGTTTTGTCACCAAAGAGAATGATTCCAGATCCTGGTTGGAATACAACTGGGTTGATTCTCTTAGGATATAGTAAATCTCTTTGAGATTGTGATGGGTTATACGCTAGTTTAACCGCACCATTGATTGCTCCTCTTGATGCACCAGCAGGTGAGAACCAAGAAAACTGGTTGATAGATGTTCTTGCCATCAATCCAGCAATATCACCATTTAGTGGAATATATCTGAATTCATTATTGAATCTATCAAACATATACTTATAACCACTATCAAATACTGCATAAGATGAAGAAGGAAGTGGATCAAAGAAATCAATTACGTTTTCTGTTTGTGTATCTGAACTACTTACGTTCACAACACCTGTTCTCCAAGGAGATATACATGCAATACAGTCTTTTCTTGTAGATGCTAGATCTATAAGTTTTCTTGCCTTCGCTTGTGCTTCTGCATTTGAAGTTCCAGATGATGGACCTTGAATCAAGAAGTTAATTGAATATTCTGCCTGATTGGTGAAGTTATCATATGCAGTGACGATATCACCAAGTGATGCACCATATCCACCAGTTGCAGAGTAGTTTTCACCACCTGCTAATGTATATGTGCTAACACCGATACCAGCAAAAGTAACTCCCTGTGCATTGGAACCAACATTACCTGTTCCAGATAAAGTCCAGTTTGTGCTACCTGCTGTGGCAGTTAGACCTGTTGCTGTTCCTGCATCAAATCCACCAGCATAAACATTAGATGAAACTTTTGATAGGTAATCTTTATAGTAAACTGCTTCTGATGGAGAAATTTTACCATCCTTTGCTTTTGAAAGACCTAAGTGTTTTTCAACAATGTTACCTGCAACTCCAGTGACACTTCCTGTATCATCAACAACTACGATATGAATCTCATCGTTCTTACCTGATCTTTCACCTGCAAATTCAGATGTTCCAGGTTTTTCTGCGATTGATTTCCAGAATACTGTTGAGTTTGTAAGTCCTAGTGTTTGCTTATCATACCAATCACTAGGTGTTGCTGTATTAAATGTTGCGTTTGTTGCACTTGCTGTAGTAACAACTTTGATTGGATACTGAGTGATGGATGTTGATGAAGTTCTTTCAAACTTAAATGTTGTCATCGCACCAGCAGTAGAGATTCCTGTGATTGCTTTATCAACAGAAATTATACTAGCACCAATTCCAATAACTGTAGTTCCTGCAGCAACAACACTTGTTCCAGCAGTCTTAGAAACAACATCTCCTAATTGAATATTTGCTGTTGCAATACCACTGATTGATGCGTCAAATGCCTCGTTTATCTGACCAGTTACAGTTGCAATTCCTAGACTTGTGCTTGTTGTAGTTGTAACAGGTGCAATGAATGATGATGTGCTTCCTTGCTTATAAGTTGCTGCTGTAGATACATTTGATGTTGATACCTTATCAACTATCTTAACATCAACTGTGTTATTTGTTGTATCAACTGC